GGCATGGTGTTGGTGTTTACAAAAAAAGGTTTTGGTTTACGGTTGTTTACATCGGTAAGCCCGAGAGCTTCGTTTCTTCGGAGTTGTTGGATGGCTCGTTTGTTGTTGACGTAGGCCGCGCCACGTTTGGAGTTGCAGCTTTTGCAGGATGGTACGAGGTTGTCTAGGTCGTCGGTTCCGCCTGCGTCGAATGGTATGAGGTGGTCGGCGTCTGTGGCTGGTTGGCGTTTGCACCAGTGGCAGGTCGGTTGGTTGGCTAGGACTTCTTTTCGGTTGCGGTTGAACTCGGGTGTTGCGCGTCTGGTCATTGTGGTTTCTCCTACCGCCCTTGGCTACGCCTGCGGTTGGTCTCATGGTAACAACAAGGCTTCGGGTAGGTGTCCCTCCCGCCGTTCGCAGTTTGTCTCTGCCGGTCGCCGTCTGAATCCTTGTAGGGCCGTCACCGTCGTGTTTATGTCGTTCATACGCTGCTCGAAACCGATACGGCTTCGTCTACCCTGCTTCCACAGTGTGCATACCAGCAGAGTGCAAACCCCTACGTGGCCTTGGTTCTCTCAATTGTGTAAACAGTTAGCGCTTCTTGACTTGCTCCACTGAACCTGTCAAAGCTTCAACGATTGTCACAGTTCCATTCTGTTTACGGATTGTCACCGGGCCAGCCTTCGGCATGTGATTGCCGCGCTTGCGTCGCGCAGCTTGCTTCTTCTTTGCCTTGGGGCTGAGTTCAATTGACACGTCGTCTCCTTGAATCTGGGATGTTAGTCCTGTTTGGCACCTAAGCGCTTGGCAATCAGGTCAATTTGTGATGGCCGCCACAGATACCACTCTGCGTGAGGCAGTATTGCAAGAGCCCACGCTTTTTGTGCTGGTGACACCTTCCCGCGTTCAGTCTTCAACTCAGCGAAGATGAGACCGCGCTCTTTGTGGGCAAGCACAAGATCGGGGAAGCCTTGGCCGTCGCTGCGGAAGACACCCGGACGAACCTGATGCGGGGTCGGGTGAAACACCAACCAGCCGTTCATCTTTGCTAGGTGCTCGACGGTGTCCTGCCAGATGCGCTCACTTACCTCGCCCATTGGAGCCTCCAAACCAAACGCCCAGAATGAACATCAGCGAGCAGGTGCAGACGAACTGTATGAACTCAACCACTAAAACGGCTCCTCGCCAGTGTTTACAGGTGGCTCATAAGTGCCAGCCTTCAACGCGTCAATCAGCGCCGTCATGTCACGCTTGTCCATCGACTCAAGACCTTGCGGGTACGGGTGGCCAGCCTTTTTCAGCAATGACTTAGCGAACCCGATTTGCTTGTCGGATGCTGTGCCTGCGGGCTGGGTGACCTGCACAGATGGCATGCGAGCGTCGGTGCCTTGGCTCATCCGCTGCACCTTAGACATCTCCTCACGGGACGGCCGTTTGTTTACATCGGAGCCTGCGTAGCCAGCGTTAGCCAATGCACGACCCACAGCTGATGTTTCGCAGTTCTCCACGTGGCTCGTTCTGTTTACATTCCCAGAACCGCGCACCTCTTCGGCGTAGCCCGTAGCAATGCAAACATCCTCGAGCCACAGCTCTGCACGAATAACACAGATGTCTGCACCGGGGGCGCTGATCATGTGGGTGATGGTGCGTCCGTTGGGGTGGTCGGCTAGCCAGCGGGCGTGACGTGCCGCTACTGGCTCGTAGTCGTCAAGGTTGAAACCCATCAGTCGTACTCCTGTGTTGCTTCCATAACTCGGTCGTAAATGCTTTTAGCCTCAAAGTAGAACACTGGCAGTGTTTCCTCAACGGAGTCGAGTAGGTAGCACCTCGAGCACCTGATTTGTAAACGGTCGCAACTGCAACTCTTGTTTAGGGTGCCAAGAATGAGACCCACAATGGTGTGCTTCACCCGGTAGTCGGTTGGGTCAATCACGGCCTGTTTCCCATTCTCCAATGTTTACACCATCGCTGTGTCCCATTGACGGGTGCCAGCAGTTGGCTAACTCCATGATGCGCGCTGCGGCTTGGCTGAGCCATAGGTGGGCTAGGTAGTTGCCTGATAGGTGAGCGTCGGTCGCTAGGTTGAGCAGGCGCTTGGCTAGTTGTTCGTCACTGAGCGCCATTAGCAGCTGCCTTCTTCGCGTCACGCTTAGCCTTGGCTTCTAGGCGCTTTTGTTCTTTCTGCAAATGCACCATTGCGTTCTGAATTGTTGGCAACAATGCGTCGTCGACATAAGCCGACAGTTTTTTGCCGTGAAGGTTGGCTACAAACGCCAACGCGTCGTACTCCTGTTGTGTGACCCTAAAGGCCACTACTTTCGTTTTCATTGTTTCTCCCAATGTTTGTTGTGTTATTTGCAGTTACGTTTCCAGCGTTGCACCAGCGGGTGCTTCGACTGGCACAGCAACTGCTGTAGGTCTCGACAGTTGGACTTTACAACACCCCAACCCCAAGGTCCGACAGGGTGCTTGTAAACACCCCGAGACCAGTGACCCTCGAACGCGATGTTGTCCACCACTCGAGCCTGTTGAAGCGCGGTAAGACCCGCAGCCGAAGACCGGTTAGACCAAGCCTGCCACACACCCCGAGAAATGCCGTACATAGATGTATACGACTTTGTGGAGTGGTTGACGTTTGCGCCTGTTTCGCACATGGCTAGCCGACGATAGAACCGCCAGTCCATGACTAGCTCTTCGCCGTACGCCTTGGATGGTGTTGCCGATAATGCAGTGGTAATAAGTGCTATGCACATAATTCGTTTGAGCAATCCTCTGAAACCTCAATAGATGGCCCCCACGGCAAGTTGACCGACAGTCGGTGGTTGACTGTCACTCGCTCGATCAGGCCCTCCGCAGATGTAAACACCTGCACCAGTATTTTCTTATCTTCCGACCATAACGGAAGCCAGCCGTAAACAGGTATCACTTCTCACCTGTCATGCCGACGTAAATGACTAGAACGGTCGTAAACACGATGATGCCGAAGCCGACCCATGAGACGATTGCGTGTATCACTTCAGTGCCTCGAGACCTTGTTGGGTGATACGGCAGACCATAGCGTTTACCTGTGCCACGGTTGGGCGCATAGTGCCTGTGGCCTCGATAAAGCCCATACGGCGTAGGTCGGCGCATCGTTTCCAGCCGTGCAGGATGCCAGCCTGCGACGATGCTTCTTCATCGGTGAGCCCCATAATCGGGTTCTGGGCGTAGATGGCGAGTAGGCGCATAGCTTGTGAGCCGCGCTTTGGTGTGATGTGCTTCGCTCCGTTTACAGAACCTTCTGGGTCGGTGTTGCGGAACAGTGGCAGGTCATCGAATGTTGTCATTGTTTCTCCTTGTCCTTGGCGACACCGTCACCGTAAACAACTGTTTACACGATGTCAAGTATTTGCGAGTTCGCGGGTGGAGCCGGGGAGAAACCAACAACCCCACCCGCTAGCCCCTACGCAAGACCAAGCGCGTAGGTGGCGTTCTATGGCTTTGGAATAGCCTTCCAAGCGGCCTGAAACTCCTCAGCAGATTTCCAGCTGTTCTCAATCTCGACGTGGAGCCATTTACCGCCGGGTGTGCCAGCGTTGTCTTCGGAGTTGAAAATCTTGATGCCTTTGACGCCTTCGCCACGTGAGCATCTGTAGCCCCGACCCCACGCTTTTGACTGCTTTGGGTCTTTGTAGGCGTAGTCGTGAATCTCGGCTATGCGCAGCTCTTTGGTGTGGGCAATAAGCCAGTCGAAAGCGGCGACGCCAATCTTGCGGTCGGTGTAGCCCACGTCGCAAGCCCATCCTGTTGCGTGCACTGACAGGTTCTCGGAGCCTCGCATAGTGCGGTTCGCGTAGATGCCAAGGTTGCTGAAACCCCAGCGGGCTTTCATGTTCTTGACGAACTGCTCGAGCACAGAGCTGGCTTTTCTGCCGTTCCAAGAAGGGTAAAAGGGGTATTTACGGGGCACTTGGCGGGTCCTTCGGCTTGTCCTTTAGGCCGTTGCCTGCAAGCAGTCCGATAAGACCACCGGCGAGGGTCATCAGCATCGGTGACAGCACTGCCCATGCTTCGGCGTCGTTGGGTGCTTGCTCGAGTGGCTGGGTCACGAACAGTAGGCCGTAGATCAGCGAAACGATCGCTGCGACGAATGAAAACGAGAGTGCGACGCCGACTACGAGTATGAGGCGGGCTTTGATTTCTTCGTTGGTGAGGCGGTTTTCTGGTTTCATGGGCATCGTCTTTCTAGTAGGCCGTCAGCGCGGGTGGTTTCGCAGTTTTCGCGTACGCGGTCTGCGCAGCTACTCAGCGTTAGGCAAAGCAGGAGTGTCAGCAATGCGCGCTTCATACTCTGCGTATTCCTCGTCTGTCAT